CAGTCATTAGCTGGAGAGTTCTATGCATTAATAGATAGAGTAGAACATTATATTGATTTAAGTTTTGGAATACCAGAACTTATGCAAGGCTTTAGAGAAAAAGCCCCCGATACAGTTCGAGGAACTGCAATGCTTTCAGAAATGGGAGAATCGAGGGGTAAGTCTAAGTTAAGAGATATAGAAGGAAGTTTAAATAGATTAGGAATGTGTATCTATAATTTGGCTAAGGGCCATTATAGTTATCAAAAAACTTTTAGAATCGTACAGCCAAATAATGATATGACTGAGTTTACAGTTAATAATAAGCTTTACGATGATAAAACTCGTGAATTGCAGACAATAGAAAATGATATTACTATTGGCCAGCATGACGTGAGAATAATATCAGGTTCAACTTTACCGTCAAACAGGGTAGCTGAGTATCAGATGTATCTTGAGGCGTTTAAACTGGGTCTGGTAGATGATGTCGAGGTCTTGAAAAAATCAGAGATTTTTGACAAAGAAGGTGTCTTACAACGCAAGGGGCAGATGGCTCAGATGCAGGGATACATACAACAACTTGAAAAGCAAATAAAAGACTTAAGTGGAGATTTGCAAACTGCCCAACGTGAGAACGTACATTCTCGCAAGCAAGTCGAAGCAACTAAATTTAAGTCTCAGCTAAAAGACGTGCTTACTAATGCTAAATTTAATAGTAAAGTAAAACTAGACAAGTTGAAAAATGTTGTCGATGCTCAGGAGAGCTTAGCAGTGCAAGACGCAAAAAGAAAGTAGGAAGGGTGTCCGAAAGGACGTTTGAGGAACACACGGTTCTGCTTTTAAAGACATCCGAAAGGGTGATGCTATTAATTAAAAGAAATCGAGGAGTTTAAAATGGAAGAAAACCTTAGACAAGAAGAAGTCGCTCAACCGGAAGCAATTCCAGAGCCTTTTCAGGAGCCAAATGATATGCAGATGGAATCTCCTGATTCTAGTGAAAATAGCGAAGCTAAGAAGTTTCAGTCTATGTATGACAAGAAATCAGCAGATTATGATAAGTTAAACGCAGAAGTTGCAGAGTTAAAAAAACTTGAAAAACTTGGCAATATGCTTAGAGAAAGACCAGATGTAGTCGAGGCTATGAAAAAGACGTTGAGCGGTCAACAAGTTGTGAATGAGCAACCTCAAAAACAAGAGGAAACTCTTGATGAGAACTCATTTGACCCATGGGAAGCCTACTATAAACCTGGCTCTGCATCTTACGAGATGAGAGTACGGGAACAAAAGAATCTTGTAAACCAAGCTGTTTCAGAACAGATGAAGGGTATACAAGAAACTGTTGCGGTAAATAACCTCAAAGGAGAATTATCTTCTAAGTATGGTATCAGTGACCCACAGCAAGTTGATGACTTTATACAGTTTGCAACACAACCAAGGCAAGATGTGCCATTGGAAATGTTAGTAGATGTTTATAAGAGGTATAAAAATGTACCTAATAATCAATCTGGTGAAAATCTAGAGGCTGTAAAAAGAACTCAATCTATTCCACAATCTGCAGGAGTACTGCAAGGTGGAGAGGGTAAAAAACCTGATGAAATAGAAGATATTTGGAAGGGTGTTATGGGCGCAAATAGTAGAAGTAACATATTATAAATAATAAATAGGAGTTTAAAATGCCGAACTATAATGCGGGCATAGTAAATGTTGGTGACCCAGGTGCGGTTATTGACAGTACTATCCCATCGAGACGACTGTTTAATTTCAGCGACCGTGTTGCAGAGTTGGCTCCAGATGAATCTCCATTTTTCGTTTATTTGTCTAAAGTAGCAAAGGTTCCAACGGATGACCCACAGTTCCGATTTTTAGAAGATAGAACTAAAGTCTCCATGACAGACCGCTCGTTTTTGCTAGCTGGTTCTCACAGTATTCCTGCTGCCGGCAGTGTATTATCTTACACTGTTGACACATCAGCAGGTGCTAGTGTAGACTGGCTTGTAAAAGGAATGGTTTTTGCCGTAGGCTATGAGGAAAATAATGCGCCAGAATCAATTATTGTTAGAATTGAAAGTGGTGTAACGGATAATGGAAGCACTTCCACTTTTAGTGGAAGAACCATATCAGCTGTTGATGGAGCCGAAACTGGAGCAGATAACGCAAAATGTACAGTCATTGGTACATCATACGCAGAGGGCAGTGGCTCTCCAGATGTATGGTCAGAAGAGCTAGATAATGATTATGGGTATACCCAGATCTTTAAAACAGCTTGTGAAATGTCTAATACTGCCAGAGCTACACGCTATCGTGGGTATGCTGATGAGTGGCAGAGAATATGGAATCTTAAATTAAGAGAACATAAGATTGACATTGAAAGAGCTATGCTTTTTGGACAGCGTGCAAGTCAAAGCGGTATTCAATATTCTGAGGGAATATCTGGTCATATTATAAAAAATGGAACAGCAGTAGTAGATGACAGTGCTCTGTCATACTCTTCTGGTGCTCCATACTTTAGAAGTTCAAGTACTTCTGAGTTAACATATGATAGATTGCTTAGTGATTTTGAAGTAGTTTATGACCCTGCTCGTGGCGGTAGTCAGCAAAAATTAGCTTTAGCTAGTTTGCCAGTAATTACATTTTTTAACAAGTTAGGTGCTGATTTCTTTGTAAATCGCTCTATAATGACTGGCACTTCTACAGCTGTAAATGATGTATCTGCTTTAAAATACAACATTCAGGAAAAAGAAGGTAGTTTTGGACATAAGATTATGATGGTTGATACTATTCATGGCAGTATGGCTCTTGTAAAAGAACCACTATTCCGTGGATTTGCTTCAGGCTTTTTACAGCTTGTTGACCTTGACCATGTATCTTATAGGCCTCTTGTAGGAAATGGAGTTAATCGTGATACGCATATTATTTCTAACGTTCAGTCTTCCGATGAAGACCTACGCAAGGATATGATTCTAACTGAAGCTGGTCTTGAAGTTTCTTTACCTGAAACTCATTACCTCTTAAACTTAGAAGGAGTATAAAATGCGAGCTGATTATATTAATGAGAATAGTTCTTCGGCTTTTGGCTGGAAGAAAAAAGTACAATACCTAAGTGCAGCGATAACACTTACCAACGAAGATAGTGGAAAAGTGTTTATGTGTGAATCATCTGGTGGTGCTTATAGCATAACATTGCCAACTGCTAGTACTGGCGAAGATGGATGTAACTTCAAATTCATTGTTGAAGAAGAAACTCCAAGTAACGACATTACTATAGCAGCTGGTAGCGCTATTATTAGTTTAGTCCAAAAAGATGCTGGCGGCGATGCGGCTAATTCTACAGCAGGTACTCAGGTATCTAATGTAATATTAGACACAACTGCTCAAAAAGGTGACTACGTTGAACTCATGTTCACTGCTGGTGAATATGTTGGTAGTTCTCTTTCTGGTATCAATAATGGTATTCAAACCTCATAATCCGAATTAATAAGGATTGACAGTATGGAACTGTGGGAGTTATCAATAAAAGGTAACTCCCGAAATCCATAAATAATTATGAAATGTCAACATTGTAAATATCCAAATGAAGAAGGATGGTTCTATTGTAAGGACTGTGGAAAGCGTGCAAGTGAAAGTGCGTTTACTACTAATATGTATATGCGTAGTGATATTGGAAGAAGAAGTGATATTGAATTTTCTACCATAGACTCAGAAACTCATATGAATAATATGATAAAAGAAAGAAGTGGTAGTCAAGAAAAATTTTGGAAGGAGAAATTAAATGCCGTACGGTAAAGGAACATATGGGTCTAAAAGAGGTAGACCATCTAAGGCAGCTAAGAAAGCTGGTAGAAAAAAAATGAAATCTAAAAAGAAAAAGAAGTAATAAACTATGGCTACATTCGAAGCACAAGTAGAGGCACTTACTAGTCTTTCGATAGATGGGAGCAGTACACCTACTCAGACAGAACTTACTCAGTTTTTAACTGATGGTGCAAAGGAAGTATTAAATGCTCTTCCTGGAAATAAAAAAAGATTATTTACCACTTCAAATGATTTAAACTCAAGTAGTGTAAACTTAACTTTAGGAGGCTCTGAAATATATGGA